CATAAGCGTGTATAGTTTTACCAACGCCAAACGGAATCGCATACATCCATGGGTGATTCATATCAATACCTTCTCCTTCTATAATATGAGCGTCTATAGGTTGGTCTTCTGCCGTAGGATCGCCTACGACGGTAGTAGGAACGTCTGTAGTAAGACATAATGCTAAATAGGACTAAAAAGTATATAAGGTTATGCCTAGTCCTAAATGGTATGATATAACCGTCTCAGCGGATAAGGTACCCGAGAAGACGATGGTAGAATGGCTAAACAAGTATTGCGAGAGGTATGCATATGGAAGAGAAACAGGAGAAAACGGATACAAACATTACCAGGTACGACTTGTACTTAAAGTTGGTGCAGATATCAGCGAAATGCGGAAAGTATGGTCTGCTTTTGGGCATGTTAGCTGTACTAGTGTTAGAAATTTTGACTATGTTCTAAAAGAAGGCGACTATGTATGCTCGTGGATAAAAATACCAGAGAATATGAAGAATCCAGAATTCCGACCGTGGCAGAGAGCACTACTAGATCTGGAACAAGACGACAGACAGATAGACGTAATCATAGATTTACAAGGGAATTCAGGGAAGAGCTGGCTAACAAAATACTGCGCTCTGAAGATGAGAGCTATAAACGTGCCTTCGGGTTTAGAGGGCAAAGATATAATGCGTATGTGCTTGAAGAGGGGAGCGCAGAGTGGATTGTATATATTCGATATGCCCCGCGCCATAACGAAACAGAGCAAGAGCGTGTGGAGCGCTATCGAGAGTATAAAGAACGGGTACTTGTGGGACGACCGTTACACATGGGAGGAGAAGTGGATAGATCCTCCGAGAATATGGGTGTTCACAAATGAGTATCCAAAATATGACTTGGTATCGGAGGACCGACTAAGATTTTGGGCACCGACAACGACAGGGCTCGTGGGTCTTGCACATTAAGAGCGGGCTTCTAGCGCTACCGCGTAATACTGCGCCCGCTCAATATCTTTCTTACTTATTCTTTTAAACTTTGGGAACCGTGTCTGAAATCCGACAAAGTATATAAGCAGTTCTCGCAGATGAGAATAGTTGGTTAAAAATAAAAAAACCGCGAGAGGCTCACCTAAGACGTGTATAGGCGAAATGCCGCTTCGCGGAATGATAGACCAGACATCAGACAGTGTCATCAGACAGTGTCATCAGACATCAGACCATCAGACGGTAAGTGATTTGACGGGTCAGAGTATGCCTCTTCATCCTCGTCAGTCCAAACATCATCATCAAAAGTCATGAAGAGACCTTCAACCATGCGTTTACCGTTAATATATACTTCAGCCATTAGTTTTCACCTCCAGGATTGCCATCATTGTGCCAGTCAGAACCATTGATAGGACTAATAGGAGAAATAACAGAATTTGATCCCATTTCATAAACACGAGGGTAGATGAACCTGTCAACCATATTGATTGGGAAGAACGTACCTGAAGAAGTGCTATTAGAAGCATACAGACTAACAGGAGACTTGAAGTTAACAGTCTCTTCTATATACAGTCTATAGAAGAACTTGGTCTTGAAAGCTTTAGGCAGGACAATGCGTAAGAGCTCAACCTCAGGTACCTGAGCCATAGAACCAAAAACAAGATCAGGATTACCAGGATCATAGAAAGCATCAGTAGGCATCCATCCCATGCGGTCCTTTCCACCAACCTGAAAGAGGGAATGCGGACTGGAACCTGAATAAAAATTGAAAGCAGTATTGCCATTCTCGATATGATCAACACGGTTACCAGTATCACGAGAAGAAACAGTACCAGATGAGGTCTTAGTAATGGACGGCAGATTCTGAACAGCACCAGGAAACACATCCTGATGGAGCTGACCGACTGACCAGTAAAGAGGAATAGCCCTCCGCCTAAATCCAGACTGAAGATTGAATTTATACCAACGAGGATCCAACATCATCTGGTAGTACATAGCCTGAGAATATTCAGGGTCAGAAAGATTGGAAGCATCAACATTGAAATCCTCACCATTCGTTATACGGACTAGTCCTGGGTTGAACTGATCTCTGGGGTCAACTGTGTTTTCACCAGCAGAGTACGATAGACCAGTAGGATCCACAGGGAGAGTACTGGCAGGAACAAACCTAACAGAAACTGATCCAAGCTTATAGTACTTGAAAGCAGAGAAAAAAGGAAGTAACCTTCTACGAACACGCTGACCACCAGCAGTGATAGTAACAATTTGCATAGTATCAGCCGAAGTCTGTAAATCAACAAACCACTGAAATTTCTGAGAAACAAAATTAGTCATAATCCATCAAACTCCTAGATGACTTGTACAGCTTAGAACCACCACGGACAGCGGATTCTGTTAAGTAGTTAGCAGGACCAGAATACGCAAGAGAATCATAAGAACTAGTAGGATACCTTGAAGTACGGCCAGTGTTGCGGTAATAGTCCCTCTGCATCTGACGAAGATCTTTGTATTTATCATAAGCGTGTATAGTTTTACCAACGCCAAACGGAATCGCATACATCCATGGGTGATTCATATCAATACCTTCTCCTTCTATAATATGAGCGTCTATAGGTTGGTCTTCTGCCGTAGGATC